CAGTAATATGAACTACAATAAAAAAAGAGTAATATTAAAAAGGTAAACATATGCAAAAAATAGATTGGGATGAAACTTGGTTAAAATGTGCCGAAGTTATTCTAGTAGATCAATTAAAATGTGCAGCAAAGAAAAGCTGTTGTTTGCTAGTAAGAAATAATACTATTATTTCCACTGGTGTTTCAGGAACGTTGTCAGGTTTTATAAACTGCAACCAACTATTTAAGAAAATTGATGGTAAATGGCATAGAAGAAACAAAATGGAAGCTATGTTATTAAAAGAAAATTTTAAATCTCTTTACAATCAGCCAACAAATGAAACATGGGAACTATGTGAAGATCAAGAAGAACATTTTAGATGGTCTAAGCAGAATGAAGTCCATGCTGAGATAAATGCTCTTGGTAGAGCAGCTCAGCAAGGTTTCTCAACAAAAGGTAGTACTGCTTATATTGTTCATTCTCCTTGTTTTAATTGCTCTTTAGCTTTAGCAACTTTTGGAATTAGTCGAGTTGTTTACAGGGTTGAATATGATGCAGAACCGGACGCTATTAATATCTTAAAACAAGCTGGAATAAGCGTTAAACATTTACCAAAGTAATTATGACGAAGGAAAAGACTCATGTAGTCTTTTCCTTTTTCTTTGATAAAAACAAATCTTTAATGTTAAGTAAAAAAATTTACGATTTTCTTTTTTTATAAAGAAAATTGATAAGGAGAATTTTCGTGGCTGAAAAAGATAACAAAAAGAAAACTAGTAAGGATTCTGTTTTAGAGCTGGCTGATAAATATCAAAAAGGTTCAACACAGATGATATACGGAACAGATCCCGAATTTGAAAAAGAAAATAAAGAAGCAAACGATAAAATAAAAAGTGTAATTTCTAAAGTTGGTAGAACATATAAACAGACAACAGGTGATAATGTTTTAGAATTCTTTACACGTTTTAACTTTGAAGAAGATAAAGAAAATAAATTTAATACACTTGTATCAAATTCACAAGATAATAAGAAAACATTAAATATTAACAAGTTAATTGAAGATGATACTGGTTTAGTAAATGATATATTTTATTCTGAAAGTGATCGTTTAACTTTCTATAGAAACTATGAAATGGTATATGATCTTATTCCTCAAATGTCTAAAGCTTTAGACACAATTGTTGATAATGTTATGTCACCAGATGATTTTACAAAAAATATGTTTAATATTTTTTTTGATGGAGTTTCTATAAATAGCAGCTTTGATGCAGATGATATTGGAACTACTGCTGCAAAAAATATTCGAGATCTTGATAGTAAATATGATATTGAAGGTAAAGCTCAAGAAATTATTAGAAATGTTTTGAAAAAAGGCGATCAATTTATTGCAGTACTAAAACTTGAAAAAGAAATAAATAAAATCTTAGATGATCCTACTTCTGCATTTAAAAAAGAAGATTCATCCATAGATTATAAATTAAATGGTGGTTTAGTAGAATTAGAAGACTTAGATTCTTTAAGGGAATCGGAAATGTATGCTGGTCTTTTTCAAGATTATGATGAAAAAATCAAGATTTTAGAAAATAAAGTTAAAAAAATTGACAAAGAAGAAGACAAAAAGAATCTTAACGATAAAGAAAGAAAAGCTTTAGAAAATAAGCTTATCGAAAGTTTATCTATAAGAATTGCTGAATGCGTAAATAATAATATTGAATTTACTGGAGACAATAACTCGTTAATACTTTCTGAAGCGACTATGATACAAGAAGATTTTAAACGAGAAGCTGAAAGAAAGAAAGTAAAAAACAATAAAGCTGGTGGATCTAAAAAAGATGAAAAATCTACCGATTTTCAACTTCCAGGATCTGTTATCAAAATTCTTGATCCAGAGAGAGTTGTTAAATTAGAAAGTGATGGTGTCTGTTACGGATACTATTATGTAGAAAAAGCTGATGATGAAAATTTTGGAAAAGAGCCTATTAGAGACAGACAGAGTTCTGTAGGATTAGGTATGGTACAGATGGCTACTGGTGGTGGTATTGATATGACAAAGAATATTAAAGCTGAAGTCATTAACAATATTTTCGTCAAAAACATAGCTAAAAAAATAGATAAGAATTTCATCATGCAAAATAAAGATTTTAAATATCTAATCTATAATCTTCTTAAACAGGGTTACATTATAGAAAAGAAAATTAAAATTTCATATCTAGGCCCAGATGAAGTTGTTCATTTCTATGTAAACAAGTATAAAGAATATGGAAATGGTATTTTCCGTAATATTTTATTTGCTGCTAAACTGTATCTTGCTACATTAACAAGTACATTCATGGCTAAATTAACACGTGCACCGGAGCATAGAATTTTCTATATTGAAGTTGGTCTAGATGAAGATGCTGAAGGAGCCGTACAAGAGTTTGTAAGAAATATCAAGAATAAAGAAATTAAAATGAATGACCTTACAGATATTAATACTGTTTTAAGTAATGCAGGTCAGTTCCAAGATATTTATATACCAGTTATGCGTGGTGAAAAACCTGTCGAAATCGACACACTACCAGGAATGGATGTAGATATCAACAATGATTTCCTGGAATACCTTCTGAAGGCGATGATAAGTGGTATAGGAATTCCTTCCTCATTTTTAGGACTTTCAGACGAGGTCGAATTTATGCGTTCTTTGGCTATGCAAAATGGTCAATTCGTAAGAATGGTAGTTAACCTACAGAAAGTATTCGGTGAATTCTTCTCTGATCTTTATAGAAAAGTTTATAGAAATGAATATGGAGAAGAAAAAGATGTAACCGATTTTGGCTATAGAAAGGATGATAATAAAAATAAGATAGATCCTAATGATACTTACAGTCAAATAGGAGTAAAACCTACTTCAACTTCTGGAGCTGATCTAACTTCAAGAAGAAAGTTAGAAGAATCATTAACATTAGATTTATTTGAAGGAATGGTAGACCCTTTAATATTAGAAGGAATTCTTCCAGATACTACTCCAATAAAGAAAGGTTCACCAAATTTCCCAGAACCTGGAGGAGTAGCTGCGAATGTTAATAAGGATCAAGTTATTTATACTAAGATTGAAGTGAGATTCCCACCACCCTCATCGTTAAATATGGCAGCTTTGTTAGATCAAATTAATAATGCAAAAGATATAATAGAATTTGTTGTAACAGTTGAAATGGGTGATGATGCTGAAGAGAATAGTAAGAAATATCTTAGAAAAGAAGTAGCTAAAACATTAGTTCCTGGATTAGATTGGACTTTGTTTGACGACTTAAAGAGTAAAGCTGAAATAGCTATAGCTAAGGCTAAAGCTGAGAAGGCTAGTACTGCAAAAACAACCGCTGACGATTCAGCATCAACAGATGACACATCTACTGACGGATACTAAAATAAAATTAATAAACCATAACCCAAAAAGGGTTATGGTTTATTTTTAATCAATTATGTTGATTCTACTATATTATTTGATGTAAAACCAGCCAAATTAAAATCAGTAGAGTCTCTTATATCTGTCTGACCAGTATTAGAAGTTTCAGGATCAAATAAACTTTCTTCACGGAATGCATAAACTGTATTAAGTTTAGTTTTAGCAAACGCATCAACTTTTGGTCCTAAATGCATCGTAGCCTTAAAGGGCATTTCAATGGTCTGAGGATCATGTGAACCTAATTCAAAGTTAAGATGTCCTAATGGAACTTTGGTTGGAAGTACGTTTGTATAGTATGCAGCAAATTCAATATTGTTTCTTCCAATATTTGAAGCGTCTGGGCGAGTCATGATGTATAACAATTCGCCTGTATGATTTTTAGCAGCATAATCACAATTGTACATAGCTGGATAAGTAGCAATACCAGTTTCCGGATCTCTAATACCAGTTACCCAAAACTGATACATGTTCTTAACAGGAGATCCTGAGAACTCCTGGTGTTTAAGAGTAAAATCAGTATTCTGTTTCTGTAAGTTAGTAGGAACAAAATACTCATTAGCTGCAAAACCTTGCTGCATACTACCAGTATTAAGATCTAAATCTTGCAATCCACCAAAAGATAAAAAGTTTTTCTGTGTGAAATTTGCAAAGTTTGGAAATACTTTTTCAACCCATTTTGGTACTTTGGTCCATACTATAAAAGCATAACCAGTTACTAATGGATCAAAATCTATTGTTTGTAAGTTATTTACACCTTTGAAAAAGTTCGCATCAGCAGTAATGTTAGTATCAAAAACTCTGATACCTGAACCAGGAAGTATAGGCATATAAATGTCTCCTTAATTTATTAATAATTTAATCTTTTGTTAAGATAGTATAGCTAGTGAGAAGTATCACTAGCTATACCTCTTGTCTTTATTTATTTGCCCACAACCAAGTCAATCATTATGCGTTCAATTATGGAAGTGAAAATCACATCAATACGTACACGAGCAATTTTCTGTAACTTATCATAAGCTGATGCATAAACTGTACCAGAAATGGACTGACATGCACTATTTGTAACCCATCCAGAAAGATAATTATTAAGACTTGTCTGGAAAGAACTCATAGAACTTGACTGGTTGAATTCGAACTGGTAATCTTCAGAAAGAGCTTCAACATCTCTCTTGATTCTCAACAAAGCTCTAACAACACTGATATTCGAAAGTGCTGATACAACAAGCTGTGAAGTTGACTGAGAGTTAAACATTGTTTTCTGAGAGTCCTGAACGATGTAGTTAATCTGTCTCTTATAGAGTTCTTCCTGAGCAGTGTCAGTAGGATTCCATGAAAGACTCTTATCAATAAAGCCAGTAATAGTACCACGACGTTTTCCAGCTAAAGGATAGTGCATACCATACTGAACGTCATTCTGAGGAATTTTCTCAGCTAAGAAATATGGTGAAGTAACAGGAATATTCTTTCCAGAGAATTCATCATAAACAGCAAGATTCTGAGTGTAGATTGCAACACGATAGTCATTAACTGTCATGCTACCTCTTCTATAATCAATAGCCTGCTGAGGATTAGCTGTAATACCAGTGTCAACAATACCCATTACATCATCACGAATTTCGGTACATAATGTAACAATAGCATTCTTAACAACAGTATTGTAGTTTGCATCTAAAACTAAATCAAATGGAGTATCTCTCTTGTTAGTTAATGATGGATCTAAAGTGCCCTGATATGCTGATATAAGCAAGTTATTAATAGTTGTTGCACGACCAGCAGCACCATCAGCAATACTTCCATCGCTACCACATGTAAATGATACATAGTTGTCAAAGTTCTGAAGTTGCAAGTTATATGTGTTACTTAAAGCTGTCTGAAGTTGAGTCTGACCAGCAGTGATGTTGGTTCCAATTGTAGCAATCAATGCAGCTTTTGGACCAGCTTCAGTTAAGACAGCAGCAGCACGAGCTGCTTCAAATAATGTAATAGAAGCAAGGATGATACCATCTTCAATACCATCAGCTGTATCTAATACAATTGGGTCTAACAATGACACCATTTTTTCTACTATAACTACATCAAGATAGCTCTTCAATGAAGTAACAGTAGTAGCTACACCGCTAACTGCATTACTTACAGCGGTTGTATGTGCAGCACCTATAATATTAGCGTCAGTTGCATCTGCATAATAACCATCTAATGCTAATATCAGAGCTTCTGTAGCAGATTTTAAAGTATTTCCAGAAGTATCGTCAGTAATTTCTAAAGAAGCTGCTAACGCTTTTGCATCATCAATAATTAACATAGCTGCATCAACAGCTGCTAATTGTGTTGCTTCTCCACTAGTGAGGGTTTCAGCGACAGCAGTTACAACTGCGTCTAATGCTAATTTCTTACCAGTTACTTGTAAATCATAACCTTCTAATTTGCGAATAGAATTGATAGCTGCATTGATTTTCAATGAAATAGCTGCAGTAGCACCTACTCCACTAACTGCTGAAGTATAGTCTAATATTGGAGTTGTTGCGTTAATAAGAACCATGAGTTTTGTCATCATCGCATCAGCAGCAACTTTCTTAGCAGCATTATCATTAGCAGCTGTCTTTGTAATATAGTCAGCACGATCACCAGTAGTAGCAGCTATAAATGCAGCATATGGTGTAGATAATGAACCTGCACCAGCTGTAATTGCTGTTGGAGAAAGGGTATATCCTGGAATGATTTTGTTGGTATCAGCAACTAATGCTTTAAAAGGAGCAGCTAATGCAACCCATTCTTTAACAGCAGCAAGTGCTAAACGCATATTAGTTACTGAATTCAATTTTGAAGCGTAGATAGCAGCTCTAGCTGAATCGTCACGCTCTACCATTGCATATTCTAACAGGTCATCAGCATTAACATAGTTAGTTGCATTATAATCACCAAGAATTACTGGTTCGCCATCTGAATATTTCTGAACTGCAACATGAACGTCTAAACTAGTGCTAGTTACAGAACTAGTATAAACTTCAGGAGATCCACCAACAATACGACTAATTCCATTGAAATAGTCCAATACTTGTGGGTTTACTTCAGCATTAATAACTGCACCAAGAGCATCATAAGCTTCTTCATTGAAAATAACATTAAAATACAATGAATATTTTTCAACAACATTTTTGATGAACATTGACTGGCCGTCATTGCCGATTGCATCTGGGTCTAAGGATACCATAAGTGGGCTTTCAAGAACTTCTAAAGCGCCAATTGGGGACAAGCGATAGCCTTCAAATGAATAAACACGGAAATTATAAGTGTTGTCAAATTTGTCAGAAAGCTGAAGTTTGAAGCCAAGATCGTTATATTTCTCACCACGACCTTTAGGATAAATACCTAAAAGCAAATGGTTAGTAAATCCATCAATAGTTGTTCCGGCAGTTTCTGTAGACAAAAGTGCTTCTAATGCTGCAACTGAAACGTTATTAACTGAATTATAATACGCAGTGGTTCTTACTGCAACATCTGGCATTGCAAAGGTATCGCCATCAATAGTAACATCTTTCGAACCAGTTTTAGTCTGAATATTGATTATAGCGTGAGCATAACCAGCATCTCCTGGCATAACACGAAGACAATAAGCGCCACCACCGGAAGTTGTCCAGTTGCGAACATTATACATTGCCTGACCGTGTTTTCGGAAGTTTAGACTACCATAGTTGAATAAAAATTCTGTTGGAGAGCTAACATATTTAACTACATTGTCTTCTCCCTGATCAGATGTAAAAGCACAGAACAGATTAGTTGCTCCTTGTGCTGTTACGAATACAGTAGAATTGTCGATGATTCTACTAGAAATACTTGGGTGTAAGAATTCCATCGGGATCTCCTTTAAAAGTTAAATGTGAGTGATCGCAAAAAATTAAGATGACGCTTAGGTTCCCCATTCACGAAAATATTACTTATTTTTACAAGCAATACACACATAGTTAATAAGTTGTTCCCGAAAAAAGCACAAACAATATAAGTTTTTATTAGGACTTTCATAATATAAGTACTTAACTGAATTAACAGTTAAGTACTTATTTATTTTTATTCTAATTTCCCTTCTATTTCTGGAAGGTCATCATCACTTATAGTATTATTATCTGAAGTGGAAAGTGTTTCAGAGCATTCGGTTGGTACGACCAAAGGAACTTCCCAATTGTCAGTGGTTGTAGTTGTTATTTTTAATTTCTTCAATGATGATTCTATTAAAAGTTCTACTTCTTCTTGTGTCAATGTGAACCCAAGAGCTGTAAGTTTATTACTGGCAAATGTACAAGCATTGCTAAATCTTTCATTTATTGTAAACTTTTGTTGTACATATAAAACACATTGTTCTGCAATAGTTTGCTTAAGATTTTCAAGACTTTGTAATAACGCAGTATTATTCTTAGCAGCTTCTGTATCTAAAGCAATTCCTTTCTTTTTCAAATAATTTTTAACTAATAGACATATATATCCGAAAATAGCTGTCATAACAGTCATTATTATTTGAACGAAAAATCCTGCAAGAGCAGTATTTAAGGGATTAGTTATTGTTGTTGCTTCCATTTTTTCCTACTTTTTTGTCTTTGGGTTAGCTTCTGGATGTTTTGAGAAAGTATATTTAGAACCATCTGGAGTTACTAAATAAGTATTAACGTTTCCAGCATTAAATAAAGCCCAACCTCTATTATATGCTATATTCTCAGCATTAAAAGTTTCTGGAGCAGCTTTAGGATTTGGTCCATATACTTTATATACTGGCTTGCTTTCAACAACAACTGGCTTAGTTAAACCTAAGAAAGATATAGCTGTAGCTGCTACTGCTTCTGCACATGCTATTCTAAACTCTTGTTTTTTCATATTTTCACATTCGTCTTTATTGTCATAAAAACCGAATTCAAATAAAACAGATGGCATATTAGTTTTTCGAATTACATAGAAGTCATCTTCTTTGACACCTCTATTTCTCATATTAAATTTATTGAGCTCGTCCATAGCTTTTTTAGCTCCTATTTGAGCTAAGTTTGCAGAATTCTTATTAGCTTCTGCACAATAAAATATTTCAAAACCTTTTGCATTCATCCATTCTCCACCACCACCAGCTGCATTACCATGTATTGATAGATAAACATCTCCACCAGCTTTATTGGCAGTTCTTACTCTTCGTGCTAATGCAGTACCGAGATCAGGATCGTCATTGTCATTAAGATTTTTAGTAAGAATTACTTTAACGTCATAATTACTTAAAATTTGCTGTGCTTTATTAGCAATATCTTGTGCAAATTCGTATTCACGAAAAGATCCATCTGGTGAACGTTTCCCAGGAGTATTGATTGCATGACCTGGATCTAGCACTATAACTTTTCGGCTCATGATTGTTTCCTCTTAATATTTTATAGTTTTTTCTACTGGGGATATATTTTCATCGCTTCCTGTTCTTGTTCTTTCAACAGATGAAACGATTGATTGATTGATGTCTTCAAAACTTAATGCTGTAAATGTAGAATTAAAAGAAGGAAGATTTTTAATACTTGTTGCTTTGTATTCATACATTGAGCTTTTGCCTTTTCCTGCATCCATTCTAAAGGGACGATCAAAAGAAACTTTAGATCGATATAGTTCAGAAATAATAAATTCTAAAACTAATGAAGGAACATCAATACTTGCACCATTTAAAGATAATGCTTCTTGATATGTTGCTAAAATTTTATCATAAGGAATATCTTTTGGTAGTTTTCCTCCATGTAAAAGATTAATAAACTTCATAGCATTCTCTGTATTAATGATACAATTTATATCATTTAAAAAAACATCACCTTTTTCTAAACAAAGAACAGTATAGCTTTCAGGTTCAAGTTCTTTCTTTAGTTGTTTTTCAGCCCTATACATTCTAGAAAATGAAATTTGGACTGATGTGGGAAGAATAAGTTGACGGAGAACTCTGTCTGACTCTTTAGCTAAATCATTGGGAAACGTCCCAAAACTAAATAATCCAAGAGTTATTACAGAGTTTCCTTCAATACTTGCAATTTTATTATCAAAATAGTCGTTGAGAAGATAAACTTCTGCATAAGGAACATCAAGAAAAAGTGTATCTTTTACTTGCTTAAATATCTTTAAATCGATCATTAAAAAATCCTCTTTACTTCATTTAATGAAGTTGTTAGGAATTTTTAACTGCATCATTATGATAATTTTTTAAGAAGTTTATTACATCTATTATTGATGCTACTAATTCTTTTGAAAATTCATCATTATTTTTTGCAGAATATTTCATTCCTATTATAGTATTATTTATAAAAATTACAGAATTATGAAAATTCTTTTTTTCTGATATAAACTTATAAAAAGCATAACAGAATATAGGGATATCAGCATGATTCTCTTCTGGTAGAGCCATTTTTAAATATGTTTCAAATTTCTGTGGATTTTTAAAAGCATAAACTTTATCGATGTTCATCTTTAAAAAAGCATGGCTACGTAAATCATTAATTGCCTGTTGGTAAGGGACAAGATTTCCATCAGTAAGAGCAAATCTTTTTTTCTTTAGACAATTAAGAGTACGACTATCTTGAGCTTGAAATAATCTATTTTCAGCTTCTTTTAACTTTTTAGAATCACCAGATTTCCTTTCTCGTTCAACAATATTAGTTAAATTTCGTTCAACAAGTTTTCTTCTTACATCAATATTTACTTCTTGGCTAGATTCTTTGTAAATATCAGCAAGTGTATCGAATGATGCTTTAATTTCATCACTTTGTTTTTCTAAACTTTCAAGATGGACTAATGCTTCTTCTGATAGTTTTTCATCATTTTCCAATATTATTTCTTCTGTCATTTTCCTTTTTCCTTTCTTATAGTAATTTTAATAACCGAGCCTCAATCTCTACGTTAATACTAAATTTTAATTCTTCATTAAAAAGTGGCTCAAAAAACTTATCTACAAAGTTAATACCTAAGTTACTTTCTTCTTTTGCATCTATAAATAACTCATGAATTACCAAATTTGCAGTTTCGTCTGGTTCATCATTAATAATTTCTTCGATAATAAAAACATTGTCATGAATTACTGAAGGAATTCCTGCAATAATTTTATCTAAATTATAAATAATTATTGTACCATCTAATGAAGCTGTTTTACGTATACTTCCAACACTAAGATCTGTTTTATCAGTAATAGGTTTATATACCTTTAATAATTCTGATTTATTCTCATATATGTATTTGGTAAAGAATGTTATCAAATTATTACGATATTCTAATACAAAAAATTCATACATTTTTCTTACATAAAAATAAAAATTTTGTAAAGGCATAATATCTAAATCAAAATTAGTTTCTATATCAAATTTAGCACTAATAGAGTTACATAAGTCTATATAGAATTCTAATTTTATTTTATTAATAACATCCATTAAATCTTGATCATCTTCATGTTTTATTGAGATGTAACTAAATTTGTCATCAAAAATCTGTAAGAAATTAGTCATTCTTTGCGGAAGATCTTTACTTTCTAATTGTTCCATCATTCCAACTAATATTAGATTATCAGAAAGTTTATTTAATAACAGCTCTCTTTCAGATTCTGTTTTTTCGTAATTTGTCATATTTATATTCCTCGTAAGTATATTTCTAATAAGCTGTTATCTCGAATATTATTTTTTAAAACTGTCATTATTGTTACCCAGATTCATCCTCATTATAGATAAGAAACTACTCTTGGTACTATTTTCTTCTGGTGGTTTATTATTGACGGACTTAGATAAATTCTCTTGTAAAATAGATGTTGTAAGAGCAAAGTTATTTGTTCCCTGCTTTTTATTTTGCTGTGATAAGAGAGCAATATTATTATTTAATGATTTCTTAGCTTCTGCAATAGTTCTTCCTCCAGAACCAAGACCGACATTAAATCTTGCTAAGTTAGTACCAAATCCAACAACATATCTCAATATTAAATATGAGAATAAACCATCATCTTTTGCACCTTCTCTATGCTCAATTTTTCCTGTCTTTTTGGTAGCAAGGTTACGTATATCTGCATAAATAGACTCAGCTATTATCTTTTCTGGTTCACTATCAACAATGAATCTAAGAATATCGTTAATCATTTTTTCTCTAGAACTTGGACTGGTATTTACACCATATATCTTAGTTTTAACTTTTGAATGAACAACTTTTCCATTCATTGTCTTTTGTTCAGCTTGAACTTCTCGTAACTCCCAATAAATTCTATCAACTATATCAGGTGTTTTTATTAAATGATCGAGAACTGTAAGCCCATATGAATTTCTTTCAATAATTAAAACAGCATTAGGTAGCCATAATCTTATTACCATACACAACAGTTTTTCTAACTCAACACTATCGATAGTATTATTTCTAAATGTAGCAACTACTTCATAAGTGACTGGATTAGCTACTGTAATTGCAGTATCATCTCTAGCAAGACCACCTGCTACGTCAACTCCAATTAACCAAGGTTTTTCTGTATCCATATTGTCTTCAAATATATTAAATTTATAAACATTATTAAGAAAAACAGTTCCAACAGGATCTTTGATATGTTTGTCGATTTCTTCTAATTGTTCTTCTGCAAATGGAGACGTTCCAGCTGCTAACGTCCATTTAATATCAATCTCTCTCTTAATTTTAAGAAGATCATTATTTAATGCTCTACACTGTTGCTTATACCATTCTTCTGTTCTACCTAACTGTTTCCATGAGAACTGAATGTGAATAAAGTCGTTTGTTGAGTTAGTATCAAGATACTTTTTAATTTTATCGTTGTTCCAATCATACATTGCTTCATCAAAAGTTGCTGCATTATCTATCATATTTTTGCACGCAATTCCTTCTGGAAGATCTAAGTTAGATGGTGTTGTAGCTATGATTTTTCCATAAGGCATTTTATTTTTGGATGCTTCTAACATTGCCTGAGATTGTGCAGGAGATGCTGCACCATAAATAGTATCATTATACTTTAAAAAGGCGTACTCATCGAAAAATATACATTATCTTCATTTTAGTTCGTTAAACTAAAACCGTCATTTTATGACTGCTGCAAGTTACCATGCAGATGAGACCATATCTTCTCCCTCAGTTTCCTGGTGGGGAGCCTCCCATTTCGGACTCACTTGAGTCCTACTCTCTTTCGAGATGGTCGTTGAACGTTAATTAATATTTCTTTCCAATATCTGATGAATTTCTTTGATCTCTAGATAAGATATTTCTAAAAGAGGAATTTCATATTCTTTTGAAAAATCTCTCTTTTTTTGGTCTCTTTTCTTTTGTTCTTCAAAATTAGTCTTACTATTAAATACAAGATGGTAGTGTTGCTTTCCATTGAATTCAATCAATAATAAAGCATTTCCATTTTCATCTACAATACAAAAATCAAATCGAAGTTTATTTTTATAATAACATTCTTCAAAAGTTGCTTCTTCTAAGAATTTTATATTTCTTTCATTAAGCCACTTTCTAATAATCTGCACTCCAATTGAATCGTGAGGTAATTTTGCACAATGAGGACATCGATTTCCTTGCTGAAAATCATTTGGTCTCATTTCAAATTCATGATTACATTTCTTGTGTAGAAATTTTATTTTTTTCTTGTTTTCAATATATGGACTAATAGTTATATACTCATCATTTGTTTGAAATTTTACAAACTCTATAAATTCTTCATTAGTTTTTTGTCTGTTTTTAGAACAAATTGGACACCTATTATTACTTGTAAAGAAATTTGCAGAACTTACACTAAATTCATTATTGCATATTAAATGGATCATTGAAACTGGTGTAACAGAATTGATATAAGTTCCATTAACTTTATATTCATTATTGGAAGCATTTGCAACTCTTTCTTCAAATTCTTCTTGTGAGACTTTTAGAAGACCTGAACACTTAGGACATCTTCTTTTCCCATCAAGAAACTTTGTAGGTGTAACAGTATACTCATAAGAGCCACCATTATTACAATTGTTATGTCTAATTTTTACATGACTTCTATTATTTTCGTATTCACTAAGAATTGTGTATTCTTCTGATACTTGTTCTTTTACTAATCTAAGAAATTCTTCATTTGTTCGTCTTGTTGCCATTGATTACCCCATTTATTTATTTTGATGATAATCAATTGTTATAACTTTTTAAAATATTAATTCTTCGCTGCTGATTTTCCTCTCATAAGAGGAGTTTCCAGCAATTAAAGAGGATTCATCATATAATTACTTATATAATGGACTAATTAAAATCGGCGTTGTTAAACCACGACCTAGTTTTTGTGCCTGGCTTTCGTCAATAGCGCATGAAATCACACGAATACTATTATTTAATTTACTTAGAACAATTTCTGTTTTATTATCTACATCTTTTTTGATATCTGTAAAGGTATCTCTAATAAAACTTGGGAGGGCTTTAGTAATATCTTTAAATCTTTTTAAGTTACCCATAGCATCAGCTTCTGACTTGTTTGAATAGATAAAATTAGAGTTTTTGCTTCCAAAATGATACACCCAAATGTCATCAATAATACTTCCAATAGTTTTTCCATTTTGACGTGGCATTAGGATTATTGTATTAAGATTTTTTTCTTTACACCAAGATAAAGCTAAGTTTCCTCTATTTAATTCATAAGGAATAAGACCACCAGCAACTGGGATACGAATTACTTCACGAATAAAATACCATTTATTAACCATAATCTCTCTTAAAATTGCACCTTGTTGTTCTACGGTTAAATTTTTATCATGAGGATTAACATTTTTTAATGAAGGATCATATAATTTTAAGAAAAACCTGTTATTCTCAATACCAAGTTTTCTAAGATGTACTTGCATTGCTAAAAAAGATTTATTCTTTGTTGTCATATCTACTAACGGCTTAAAACCATTGACAATCTCTTCAGTTTCTATCATAATTTCACCTTTCTTTTTCTTATTATAGCTTCATTGAAATTCTTCTGATCTGTGTTTCTAACATTTTCTTTTCTACTTCGCTATCACAAGATTCTTGTTCTTTTTTAAGAACTTCTAAAATATATTTTCTTCTAATTCCTATGTCTGTAGTGTTATTAGATACCCATATAGTAAACTGGCTTAGAAAATCTTTATTATTACCTTTTTTGGGAAGTCCATAAAAATGTTTCTGAATTTTTTCTAAAGCACTTTCTAGATGCATTCCATATCCATATTTTACTGCTAAACTATCTGCCATTTCTTCTACTTTTCTAGCAGTTAAGCTTTCATCAATAGCCGAGATAGCTATAAACAGTCCGATTATAGCAAATACAACAAATACGTTTAAAACTGCCATTGGACCACTAGCCCAAGCAATAACAGTACCTACTCCACCAATTACTTGCCTTCTATAAAGATTTCCATATTCTTCGATAGCTTTATTAGAAAATACTTTATGACCTATTTCATGTATAAGGATTGCTGTAAGTTCTTTCTCATTAAACTTCATACCTTTAGAATCAATTAGTTTGCTATCTATTTCTATGTCAACATTTTCACATCTAAT